ATGTAATGATGCTGAGCATAGTAACAGGGCGAAGATGTATTTCATTTAATTCTCCAAAAATGATTCAATTTCTTTGATTCTTTTATCTTGCATGATGACAAGTGCTTCAATGTTTTTGATGGTGTTATGTATAATGGCGACAGATGATCCTATTTTATCACCTATAGTCTGATAATGCCGGTTATGTTTACCAGTTTGATATTAATTACTTTATTTTCAAATTTCTGTCCCTTTCATTTATATAATGATTTAACAATAGTTCAAAACAATTAGAAATTTCTTTATTATTTGGGTCATCTGGAATTATTTTAATTTTTGCTTTACTCATTAATTCCTCACTTACACCAGCAATATCATTTAATATTTTGTTAAATTCTTCCATTGGGATATGGGTAAATCCAGTAATATCATCATTGTGCATATCATCCATAGCATCATCATCTATTTCATCTTCATCAATCAATTCAATAAACTCATCAATTGTTTCATAAATTGACATATGGATGTCAGATTGCTTAAAGATATACATCATAAAATCCCTCAAATGAGTTCTTAATTCTTCTTTATCCATATATTTTCCCCTTTTGCCCTTCTCTCTTTAGCTTCTCTTATATTCTTGGATATTTGTGATTCTTCTTTCATCCTTTTGTCATATTCTTCATCAGTTGGCCAAGGTGTTTTTCTATTGTTTTCTTCAATGCAAATAGGACACTTCCAATAATTACTATCATCAGGAAGCTTGAAATGGGGTTTGGGGACATTGAACCGCCTGCAACCGCATTCAATACATAGAACATTGAGGACTTCATTTATCATTTTTATTCATAATTTGTTAATTCCATAATTCCACCAAAAATGCACTATTTGAGTACATTCAATGCAATAATAAATATAGGGAGAACATCCAAATTTTCCAGTTATTTTAGGAGGTGAAATGTGCCCTACAAAATATTCTTCATCGTCCTTAATTTCACGATTGCAAGAACTACACTTTATTCCTTTGCAATCACTCATGATTTTCCTTCATTATAAATGATTATGTCCAATATGCCGATTATAAATAATTTCAGTTTCCATTTTTCTTTTCCTATGATAAGACTTAAAATAAACAAAAGAGGTTATCATGCCATTGATTAAAGGTAAAGAAGCAAGTTCTAAGAAAGGTTTCGGCAAGAATGTTAAAGCTGAGATGGATGCAGGAAAGAATCAAAAGCAAGCCGTAGCCATAGCATATAGTGAAGCTGGTGAATCTAAGAAAAAGAAAAAAGGTAAGAAATAATGAAAGCAGCTAATGGTTACAACAAAACAAAAGTCACTGAATCTGATGTCGGAAAAGGCATTCACAATCAAGTGAAGGGCGATTTCAGAGAACACAAAGTCGCGACTGATCATTCAGCGAGGAATAAATCTACTGCGCCTCAATTCCCCAATCCTGATCAAAAGCATGAAGGCTTTCAGTTTGGAAGCAATCCAATAAAAGAAGATTCGTTTGAGAAAAGTTGCATTGAAAGAGAGAAGCTTGAACGAGATCTTGCTCGTGAGCGATATGTTGCAGGAATTCAAGGAAGAGATGGAGGGAAAAAACCATATGAAACTTACAATGTTAATAATTAGTCTTGTTTTACTTATAGGTTGCACTCCTACCGAGGTACAAATTAGTGAAATGGTTGCTGAAGAAGGGATCAAAGTTGTGGAAGACATCGTCCAAGCTGAGGAATCGAAAGCTCCAGCAGCTATTACTTTGCCGGCTCCGGCAGTCCAAAAGTAAAAGGAAGGGGACACAATGTCCCCAGTCCTTCTAGCAACATTACGCAGTCTTAGCTAATTGAGAATGATTCTCTTTCCACTTATTAAAGTCATTGACAAACTTCTCGACACTTTCGTATGACATGACAATCTGTTCAACGGTTTTCTTATATGTCTTTGCCATCTGATCAAAAAATCCTTTCGCCTCTTTATCTTTGCCAATGCTCTCAAAAAGAAGCGTCTTTCTGGCGAGGATCATATCTTCAGTCACAGCAGATGACTTGTGATCGATGTTATCCTTTTCGACATCATCGCCTGTTTCCAGACAAAACATCTTCAGTAGTGCATATTTCACCGCATAACTAACAGCCTTCCCGATGCCTTTGTCCTGTGGATCAATTCCATAGCCATAATGTTGAACTTCGATGAATTCATCTGGCTGATCAGCATTGACGAACTTAATCGACATTGTGACCATTGTTAGATTTCCATCGCGAAGTAATTCGATAACTGATGGAACCATCACGATCCCATGATTGGCCATCGGCATATGTAATGCTGCACTCACTGAGTCATGAGTTACGAATCGATATTGACCATTAACTTTCTTATCGGTCTTTTGAACATATTCAACTTCTTTCATAACATCAATAATACGTTGATGTATGTTTTTAGTGGTTTTTTCCATATATTTTCCTTTACATTTTAACTCTTATTAATTATTAAGGAGCTGAGCTTTCATGGGCTCCTTTCGTTTAGGGTTTAGGTGGCTAGAGCGTAAAAAACTCTAGCCATTTTTATTAGAGATAATCCAATACGTCAGCTTGAGGCTTTCCTGCAAAATACTTCCTATAGATATGCAAAACTCTTAGATACTCATCAAAGTTTTCTTCATAGATAAATACTTTCGGAGCTTTACCAGTCTTAGAAAGTTTTACAAATTCAATCCTAGCAATAGGAAGTTCAGCTATTTTAGCTAAATAACTATATGCCGATCCTTGTAAATTCCAAGTAGGCGATTCCGCTGCAGGAGTTTTAAAATCCACTAAGACGAGATCCTTGCCATCCTGATAAATGAGGTCACATTCTCCTGTGATCATATGCTGATCAGAGTAAAATCTATCAGGAATGGAAAAAGCCTTTTTGTCTCGTGTCCACAAAAGATAGCTATTGAACTGAGTTACAACTTTGTCAAGTTCTGCCTCAAGTTCGCCTGGTTTGCAATATTCATTCACCAGTAGCATTAAATCAGGCTGTGGCAGCCCGAGAATATTAGCAGTACATAATGTGTGTACGGCTGTTCCTCTTGCAGCAGCGTTCTTTAAAACGTCTTTAGGAATGAAATGGAATCCTGCTAGAAACTCTAAAGCTTGCGTGACCCTTGTGTAATCTTTCATGTCTCTCATAGAAAATTCCTCCATGAAAGGCCATAAAAATCCATATCTGTACAAAGTTCTTCACGCTCAATGTATCGTTCTTCGAGATTAACACATTCAATGTGATAATCATCGCGAACATTTAGATCACCTTCGTCGACGAAATTTAATAAAAAACTCATGAAGCTACCCCATATAAGAATTTATTGAGGCCATCTTCATGATCGAAGAGTTTTTCTTCAAGATGATAAATAAAATTGTGTGCTTGAGAACACATATCTTCCATCTGTATTAGATGGATTCGGAGAGTTACAATTTGTTTTCGTAACTCACTCAATTCATTTTGTGTCATGGCTTTCCCCCTTGACGTTAATGGTTTGATGAATTATATTGCCACTTTAACACATCTCATAATAAATGGCAATATATTTCCACTATGAAATTAAAAGAATGGCTTAAAAATCACAAATTGCATTTGCTTGAAGTCAGTAAACTTATTGGCATTTCTAAACGTACATTGCAAAATGCAATATATGGCAAAAATGTGACTATAAATACTGCTTATAGAATAGAGAAGTTCACTAATGGCGAAATCAAATCTAATGATATTCTTCTTCCCGAAATAAAGAATCAGATCGATCTTGAAATATCAAGTTTAAAATAATTTATATCTATAAATATATTTCTGTACATTATTCATTTAAAATTCTAAAGATATAGTTCCCACATCAAATCAAGGAACTAAATCATGCATAGAGATTATCCTCCATATGCTTATCTATTCAATTTTTCACAACATTACGCTTCTCCTGTAGCTACATATATGACTCTCTGGGAATCTAGAGATCATAATTGCAAAGTCACTCTCAAAAAGAAACAAATCCCTTCAGACTTTCTATGTACATTAGCAGTCTTTCAAGACCATTGCCGGAAGCTTGTTAAAGAAGGGCTTATCTCTATGGAAGATTTTCCTAAATCCTATGTCATTGAATTGACAGACTACGACTTTGACCCTGATTCAGCAATGATATGTTAGAAGTCTTTTTCTGCAGTACCTGTCAGGAAGAATTATGTTCCTATGGCGACATCGCGAATGAAACTTTCGAAGAACTTTGCGAAGATTTTATCTTAAAAGGATCTCTTAAACTTGGCACTCAAGGAACAAAATATTCTGGCTTTTACCAGATTTTAGAGTTTCTTGAGTTCAAAGGTTTTGTTGTAACAACGGACAATTTGGAAGGCGTATATGTGCGACCTTGCGGTCTTGAATTTGAGCATTATCCTAAAGGCAGTATGTGCACAATATGTATACGGAGAGATATTCATGAGAATGATTTTGACGAGTAATCAAAAATTTGCTAGAGTGCCAAAAACGAAAACCCCGATTAGCCGTCGGGGTCTTCAAAGTGCTATAGACAGATGTGGTATATTTGTCATTATAGCACTCCACGCAATATCTTGCAATAGGAGAGTGCTATATGTCTGAAAGATTCATCAAACTCAATAGATCCGATAGACTTCTTTGGCTTCTTGAAGCTCATCCTAATGCTTTTTTATTACTTTCTCTTATAGCTTTACGTGCTCGTCGAATTTCTGGACATCCTGATGGTTTAGAGATTGGAGAAGCTTACATTGGAGATTGGAAAAAAGCAGGTTTAACACAAAAAGAATATCGCAATGCGAAACAGAAATTATTAGACCTGAACCTAGTAAAAATTTCTTCATCGAACCGGACATGCCAAAATAGGGCGACCTCAAGGGCGACCTCAGGTACTATCGTAAAACTATTAGATTCAGATATTTATGATATAAATCCAGATATCAAGGGCGACCTCAAGGGCGACCGAGGGGCGACCTCGGGGCGACCTAGGGGCGACAAAGAAGAAGGAATAAGAAAGAATAAGAAAGAAGAAGAATTTAAAGAAAAAATAAAAAAAGAAAAAATTCGTGAATGGGTTGAATTAACTATTGAAGAATTTGAAAAACTCAAGAATTTACATCCCGAATCTCTTTTGAATGAAATGCTTGATATTTTAGACGCTTTTAACACTACAAATCAAAAACATTATCCTTCGGATTATGGAGCTTTAAAACGCAATAGTTGGGTGCATAAAAAAGCTCTTGAAAATACTTCTAAACCCTTAATCAATGGAAACGATGAACGCGAATGGGAAAAAACGAATCGAGACAAATTTTTCCTTTGGAAGAACACAAGCAAAGAAGCCTTAAAACACATGGAATATCGCAATGGTTTTATATTTAACATTAAGAATGGCAAAGACTTATCTATGAAAATGAATCCTGATGTTTTTGAGAATCTTTTTACCCAAATAGCAGGAGTTAAACGAAATGGCTAATTGGGAAGCTGATGAATCAGCAATAATTAGTTATAATGTCCATCGTGATTATAATAGAAACCTTGATAATGTAAAAATATTCATCGACAACTATTACAAGATCGATCAAGAACGCAAACCTCGAATGCAATTAATTCAATGTCTCGACGGAATTCATTTTTATTTACTTATTAGTAGAAATTTTTTTATTACCGACCCAATTGGAAATTTTGCGACGTCAATAAATCTAAGCCAAAACTATTCTGAATACAGATTTGAGTTTCGAAAAGTTTGGTTGGATTATAAGTCAATGGAAAATCAAATTGAAGGCACTTTGCAGGCTCACCAGTCAATTAAAAACGAAAAGACATGTCAAGGTAGCCTTGAATAAAAATAAATCAACCTAAGTCAAATATGGAGGTTTTTGTGATTACTATAACAAAATTTAAAGCAATGAACGAAGAATGTCTCAAGGCTTATTTTAGCTTTTCCGTCGATAAATGGGGAGACTTTTATGTGCGAAATTGCAAACTTTTCGAGAAAAATGGCCATCGATGGATTAATTTCCCTGATGAAAGATTTGAATCCGACGGCGTAATGAAATATTCCGCCTATTGTGGCTTCGCGAAACGTGAGATAAAAGATAAATTTGAAAAAGAAGTGATCTTAGCCATAGATTATTTCATATCAGTCACAAATCCTACCGAGCAACAAGAAATTCCTTTCTAAAAAGAAGATTATTAGGGTATGTCTATGTGAATGATTACATGGACATTACCTATAAAACTTTCTTCCGAAGCAAATTCACGAGAATATTGGGCTATTTCTTATGCTCGGCATAAAAAACAAAAGATTCGCATTTCTCAAGAGTTCTTAATTCAAAAACTGAATCTAACCTTACCTATTAAGATTATTTTGACTAGAGTAAGTCCTAGGCCTTATGACTCGGATAATTTGCAATCAGCTTTTAAATATATTCGTGATTCAATAGCGGAACATTTGATTCCGGGTACAAGACCCGGAATGGCTGACAGCCACCCGGGGTTAATTTGGGAATATAGACAAGAGAAAGGTAAGCCAAAAGAATATTATATTATTGTATCTTTTGAAGCACTCTCTTCTTGTTTTCAAGCAGATTATAAAGCAAACGCATAACACGAAGAGTCTCGTTTTGCGTTTCTAAAATATAATCAATCTTTTCATGAAATATTTTCGTTTGTTTACGTGTAGCTTCTTTTTTTAATTTGACCGCTGGATCTAAATAATCTATTGTTTTAAAATTATTTACCGTAGACCTTCTTTTATATCCTATTTTATTTAAATATTTTCTTATTGAAGTTTGGTCATATTTTATTTTTTTACCTATATCAACATAAGAAAAACCCTCATTAAACATATGTATCATTTCATTATGAAAGTCTTTAATCCTCATTTTTAACCTCAACCATTTTTTTTTTACCCCAATTGTAAATCTGTGTCCAACGTTCAAGGTAATTCTTCAAATTCGTTTGAGGAGTCAAGCGACTTACGTGCTTAGGTAATGCTTCCATAAATTTTTTAAATACTACGCCATCAGTTGATAAAAAAACTGTCAAAGATTTTAAAAATGTATTAGATTTAATGAACAATAAGTTTCCGTTTATGCTGCGGATATATTCAATAATTGCTCTGCATTGAGGAAGAACAACCATAATTGATAAATCCATAGGCATAATAAAATTTCCTTTCTTGAATTCTTTGCTAGACATCCCTCTTGAACAGCCAAATAATCCAAGAGATAAATTTAAAGATACTTTTTCTTTCCTCATAAAATCTTTGAGTTTTATATACTCAGGCAAGTTCATATGTTCACAATAATAATTTAAATAATCAACATGCGACCATGTCTTTTTCGTTAAGTTCAAAATAATCATATCTTCGACTTTAATTTCTGAAGATTGTCGATAATAGATTGACACTCCGAGCTTCTCAGCTGCCTTAAGTCTATGCTGACCATCCACTACTTCAAACTCGGTATTAACGTCAATGGGATTGAGTTCTAGCAGGTTTCTTTGAGAAATTGAATCTGCAAGTTTATCGACATGAGTTTGAATAATTTCACGATTGCCTATAATAATTTTGAATAATTTATAGTTTTTTGTTTTTATTGTATCCATGTAATTCCTTTATGTTTTTGGTTAAAATGTCAATCTGCATTTGTAGGTTATCAATTTCATTCTTTAACTGAATCTTTGATAACCTCTGTTGAAATCTAACTGGGGCTTGAGCATCTCTAAATTTCCTTGCTTCTTCAATAAATAAAAAATGCTTTGAAACCATTAAATTATTTCTTCTTATCTGAACACGATAAGTAAACCCTGTATTAGTTCGCAGTTTATAAATATTTCTATCTTCATATTTTTTTGCTATCATCTTTCTTCTTCACTTTATCTTTTAACCATAGTTCTATTAGTTTCTCGACTTCATCGCTAAACTTCAAGTCATAGTCAAAGCAAACTTTTCGAAATTCGTGCATAACATCAAAATCAAGATGAAATGTATAATTTTTTCTACTCATTGTTTTGTTCCTTTTTTAATTTTTCAGCATCAATTTTACCTTCATTCACGCTAGTTTGAATAATTTCATTGATCTCAAAATAGCTTTGATTTTTACGACAACAATAAAGGAGTAAAGAAGCTTTCCAGATCAACATTGAGCCGACTTCACCCGCATTTAAATGAAATTTGTGTAATTCAATCAGGTTATCTAATTCATTAAGAAATTTGTTAAAAGGGCATTCGTCCATTATTCAGGCTCCGTTACAATAATAAATTCTAGATTACGTATTTTAGGGCAATAAACTTGCTGAACTCCAAGGCCAATAGCTTTGGCTATTTTGATCATGCAATCAAGCCCACAAGCTCCACTTAGATACTGACCATAGCTAGTATCATAATAACCATAAAATTCGTCTTTTTTTGGTCTGCAAATTTCAATGATTTTAGGGAAGAATTTGGCTTGTAACCAATTAGCGAAAACGGTTCCTTGCATATCGTAACCGCCTCCAGAAGTCTTATATTTGTCATCGCCGTCTAATAATGTTAGGACATTGTAACCATAGCTGTCTTTAGCTTTAGAGACTGTCCAACGTAGTTTTAAAGTGTGTGTTTTCATGGTTTCCTTTAGTTTTGGGTTTAGTGTGCTTTCCAGCGTTCATAATCAGCGTTTCTTAGCCTCTGACACTAATAGCGTACTTGCAATATTAGCATATTAACATACTTACGGATTTGTTGTCAATAAGGAAAGTTATTTCTTTCGCTAATGAGTTTTCCGTTCTTAGAGAATCGACATTTAGTCATTCTAATCGTGCGAAATCGAGGATATTTCTCTGTTTTTAACATTGCGTTTTGCAATTCGATAAATGATAAATCGTTGTCTTTACCGTCATATAAATGATCGATAATGAATAAACGCCAAGCATGAACTTCGTCTAATGCTCGGTAATATTCAGCGAAATTATCGTAATTAAATTTGTAGATATTGGCTTCCATAGGCTCCTTATAAATCTAGGGCAAAATAAATCACTACAGTGACCATTAATAGAAAGAAAAACATAATACTCCTTTTGGTTTAAACTTATTCACTAGCCCTTAATCACTTAAGAGCTAATAAAGAGTTTAAATTTGGTCTCCATTTTTCCAAAATTCTATATCATTTTCTTTGTAAATATTAATGAGATATTCATCGCTTGTTAAACAATCATATTCATCATTAAACGATTTATATATTTCACGGCATAAATCAAAATAAAGAGCGTTTAAGTCACATTCACACATGTATAACAATTCAATGAGCTTTTCATCTTCACTTTCAATTTCCAGCTTGATTTTATAATCAAAATAATAACCATTCCGCTCTTTAAGATTTACTATAGCCTTCAAACAATATTCAGGTTTTAAAAGCTCTTGGTAATCAGCAAAACCTTTAAGAATGAATGATAAATCTAACTCAGCCCTAAAACTTGCTCCGTCTCCTTGCGAGCAAAAACCACTAAATGATATTTTGGCATTATTGAAACCTTTTTCACATAATATTTGTATCCAATCGCACTCAACACAATCCCACCAATTGTCTTTAACAAATGCATCTCTATTTTTATCCAATACTTTTTGTTGTAATTTTGGCTCTAATTCTTCAAATTTATAGGCAATACGTTCTATTGTTCTCATGTCTATCCTCTTATTTATGGTTTAAGATTTATAATTACCGCTGATAACTCAGCGATAGGTTAAAGCTTAAACCGGCCATTGATAAGGAGCAATATTGGCTTGCTTACAAAGATCTTCATAACGTGTATCAATCCATGATTCTTTATCGCTTAACATTCTATTCAATATATCTATCCACTCAAACCTTGCTTGCTCATATATCTGTTCTCTATTCTTTTGTTGGCTATATGCGAACTCTAAATCGTTCATGTTATCCCTCTTATTTATGGTTATTTGGTTTGTTATGATGCAATAATATCATATGTATGGATTTATTGTACATATATATCTCTTGTATTGCACATTAAAATAGAGTTTGGTATCTATTAGCTTTCACTTAACCGAGGATAATATGAGCTCTCGACCTAACGGTAGGCCTAAAATATATGACACTGCTTATATCGAAAATGAAGCTATTGTCTTTGAACTATGGCTTTCCGACATTAATAACGTCTTCGCTAATGCCTTCGCCGTCGAAAGAGGGTATGATTACCATTTGCTCACTGAATGGAGTAGAAGTAATAAAAAGTTTTCCTCCATTTATTCACGTGCAAAGCAGATGCAAGAGATTAGATTACTCAATGGTGGCCTGAGTGGTAAGTTTAAAGAACAAATGACTAAGTTTGTGTTAGTTAACCATCATAACTATGCTGAGAAGTCAGAGACTAAAGTCAATCAAGAGACAAGCTATACTATCAAGACAATCAATTACAATCAACCGCAAGCTACATTGCAGGCTGACCAAGATCTTTTGGAGATAGAGGTGAAGCCTTCTTGGAGCAATCAACAATCAATTCAACCAATTGACAACTAATTAGTTTAGTTGACAACATATCTAAAACATATAATTATATTTAGACAAGCCTGGGGTGGGTTCGACGGCCATGCCTTGCTGGGAAAGACCGGTACTATAATATATGTATATATAGTCCCTACGTCCTGGAATAAAGTAGTAAAAAGCGCATAAATAATACATATATGTCGGGACTGAGTGGGGGTTTAAAGTCAAGAAATAGTCGAAAAATAATGAAAATAATTATGAAAAATGACTTAAAGACTTTAGAATAGAGGAGTTAGAACCAAGATGCATCCTAAAAGACATATAATGACCCCTCTCCTCGAAGAGAAATCTAATAAAAGGCGCACAGCGAGTTTTCGACCCCTCCAGATCACAATGAGAGAATTAGAAAAGTTTGTCAAGGAAAAAATTTAATATGTCGAAAAATGAAATATTAATCTTAGGTTCTCTAAGGGGAAGGATTGAGCCTGGACTACTAGAGGTAATTCCTATCTCGGTTTACGGTGACACTGGGAAGGAACCGTTTAAAAAAAGAAGAAGATTAATTGAATTTGTTTTGAGAAATGGTGAAAGGGTCTGCAGTTACTGTGAAACTCCAGAAAGCCAAGAAACTAAATGGAAATGTTGCGATTTATAGAGGTGTTAAATGCATAGTTGCCGAATAGATTTCGAAACGGAAAAAGTCGATGATTGTTTAGGAACTGGTCATGATGAATGCTATGGAACTAATCCGATGATACTCGAACTTTGGTTTAGGGATCAGGATGGAACAGAAACGATATGTGATGGATGGGTTGAACGTGAAGTTAAATATTGTCCATATTGTGGGCTAAAGGCAGAAGTATGACACCTGAACAATCAGAACATTTCTATAAAAGTTATCCAAACCTATTTCGAAAGCCAATTTATTTTGAATGCGGTCCAGGCTGGTTTGAACTTCTTGATGAATTATGTCATTTACTTGAAAGAATGATAAGGTATAGCAAAACTCTTCCGATTAATGAAGGTGAAGGTCCTTGTGTCGTTCAGATCAAGGAAAAGTATGGTGCATTAAGGTTTTATATGAATTCTGCGACAGATGACATATACGCAGAAATCGATAAAGCAGAAGAGAAAAGTCATAAGATTTGCGAAGTTTGCGGAAAAGTAGGAAAAATGAAAACTGAAAATAATTGGATGTCAGTGAGGTGTGAGGAATGTTTATTCTAATAAAAGAATTTAATTAAGAGAAAGAAAAATGAAAACCATATTTATTTGTGATAAATGTCTAAATGAATGTGTTGAAATTAAATTACCTGGGGATGAATATTTTTATACTTGTAGGGATTGTGTAAAGCATTTTCGTGAAGTCACGAAAATGGTTACTCCCGAAGAAAAATCCAGTCCAGCATTAAGGTGATTATGTAACCGAAGACGAATCCTCCGGCAAGACAACCGAAAAGGTGTAGAATCTCTTTCATAAGCCTCGAAATTATCGCCAGTGATATATGAATTAAGGGGGAAAGCCTTAAAATCACTGGCGAAGGCAATATATTGCGTAATATCAGAATTTAATGCAAGGAGTTTAATGAAATCAATCACTTTGCCTCATATTTTCAAACCAAGAGCCTATCAGTTGCCCATTCTAGGAGCACTCGACTCCGGGATCAAACGCGTCGTCTGGTGCGCCCATCGACGTTCAGGAAAGGATGTGACGATACTCAATTGGTGCATCAAACGGCTCTTTCAGGAAAAGGGGACTTGCTTTTATATTCTACCGACATATTCGCAAGGGAAGAAGGTTATATGGGAGGAAATGAACAACGACGGATTAAGATTAATCGATTATTTTCCGCAAGCCATTATCGAGAACAAAAACCAACAGGAAATGAAGATAAGGCTTGTAAATGGGTCGCTATTTCAGGTTATTGGTTCCGACAATATCGATTCCTTAGTAGGTACCAATCCGAAAATTATCGTATTTTCCGAGTACGCTGTGCAGCAGCCCCAAGCATGGGATTATCTTCGCCCTATTGTAAAAATGAATGGCGGATATGCAATATTTATATCGACACCAAGGGGAAAGAATCATTTCTATGATTTAAAGAACATCGCGATGGATAATCCTAAAACTTGGTTTTATGAAGAGTTACCCATTGATAAGACTAACGTTATGACTCATGAAGATTTCGAAATGGAAATCAAGACAGGAATGTCTCAAGAAAAAGCTCTCCAAGAATATTATGTTAGTTTTGATAGAGGGATAGAAGGATCGTTTTATGGGCGTCTTATCGATAAAGCAAGAGATGAAAAGCGAATTGGGCATGTGGGTAATGAGGCGCGTTCTAATGTTAACACCTCTTGGGATATTGGCTTTGGCGATAGTACGAGTATAGTTTTTTGGCAAACCGTAGGTTCTGAAGTACGCATCATCGATTTTTATGAGAATCAAGGTGAAGGAATGTGCCATTACGCGAAAGTTCTTCAGGATCGTAAATATGTGTATGGGCAGCATTTCTTTCCTCATGACGCAGGCTCAGGTTCTATTCAAACTGGTAAAACATTGGTACAGGTTGCCCGAGAATTAGGAATTAATGCAACTGTTCTTAAGCGTGACGACATATCAGTTGGGATTGAAGCTGCAAGAGCATTATTATCAGTTTGTTTTTTAGATACAATAAAATGCGCGCATTTGATAAAATGCTTGGAGAATTACCACAAAAAGTTTAATGAAAAGACGAATTGCTATAGCGAGACTCCACATCACGATTGGAGTTCTCATGCAGCTGATGCATTTCGTTATATGGCAATGAGCCGTCAGCACTTCGGAGGTTCCGGAGGTAATGGTGGATTAACCCCTGATAAAATTAGAGACATGAGACAAAGGAATTTAGGATGGTAGATATAATTGGTGATTCTGAAAAAGATATTGAGCGTAAAAAATTCAATAGACTTTCAGAAGATTTTGAGACAATCATTAAGGGATTTTCCAAAATAAATAAAATTAATGAAAAAATGATAAGAACTCATTTAGCTCATTATTTAATGCAATCATTTATTAAAAACGATAATATATCTAACGAATCATTTAAAGAAACTCTTCTTAAGATGATGGTAGTATATTTGGATTCTAAATCTAATCTCGAAACAGAAAAACTAAATAGCGAATGGGAAGATTTCAATGAGAAATTGGAAAAAACTGACGGAACATGAACCTCCTGAGACGCCAGTTTTAGTGAGGAGAATGATTGAATGTGCTCCTGATTTATGGGATTACACTTACGATTATGTGAAATTTATAAGACCTGCAGCATTATCGCCGATAATTTATCATCCTAATTTCTATCGCATTGCTGTATTTAAAGGTAATGAATTAGAGGAAGATTGGCATGATATTCATCAGCCAGAGATTTTAGAATGGCTTAATCCGAGAGATATAGAATGAGTAGAAGTTTAAGAACATGGTTTCTAGAAGAATTAAAGATGGAGTTAGATTCAGTGGAATATACAAATAAAACACCAAAAAGCTTTACACATATTTATGCAACAGGTCGTGGCAAGAAAGAAAACATTGAAATTTGCATTAGGGAAATGAGTATTTATGGAGCACCGATTCACATTTATATTTCTTTGGAAGATCTTCCAAACTTCATGGTTGCGCTTAATTCAGCGATATCGAAAGCACAAGCTAGGATTGGCACTGATGAAGATGAAGAAGATTAAATATGAAGTTACTAAAGTACATTGTCCTTTTTGTATTTCTTCTAATCTCAATTATTGTGCTGAGTTTGACAGTTACTATTGTGATTGCAAGGATGAATGGCTCTTAAGTGTAAGTTGTGACGATATGAATTGCTTATATTGTCCAAAACGCCCTGAAAAACCTTCGATGGTAAAATGGAAAAAAGATGCATAGAAAGGAAAGTTATTCAAACATCAAGAGCATGAAATTTACTGATCAAGTCCTAGACAGTTATTGCAAGTTCATTGAACAATTTAAAATAATTCATAAGGAGATTAGAGAAATGGACAAATTAATCAATAAGGTGTCGAAAGATGTCAATAAAGGGAAAAAAAAGGAAGCTCAGAAGGACATTAAGGTTCTTAAAAAAGCTGACAAAAAGTTCGATAAAGCACTTGATAAATGTGGAGTGAAACACTAATGCCTTGTAGATGTGATGACATTGATGACCATAATGAAGAGCCTGAGAAATTAATTAACTTTCATTTAAAGAAAGCTGCCAATTTAATTAAATGTGATGACTTACTTCATGGACATGAGCAATTAAAATGGTTTGCCGAATGGGAATTGGCTTTTAACCATCATCTTTTTGGTTGCGATTATAAAAAATGAAGGTTTGGAACAAAATATTTTATTACAAACCATCAATGGATTGCTAATTTAAGGAAGACTATAGACAAGTAAAAAATTTTTGAATAACGTGTCAAGTAAATATTTTACTAGGTATTTACATGGCATGGCCTGTCGGCAACCCGGTCGCAAGAGAATTAGATGACTTCTGGAAAGAATCGCAAGCCTTATGGCAACAATATTGGTACGAGGCCGACCTTGATACAAAGATGGCCACTGGCCAACAAGACTATTGGAATACATCCTATTCAGTAAATTACCGAAATCAAAAGCAGCTGCAATTCAACAAGATTTTGCGTATCATCAATATGATTGGAGGTTATCAACGCGATAATCGATTGGCGAGCATCCTAGAGGCCACAGACAACGATCCTGACATGGGAGAGACGGCTGATCAAAGAACGACGGTCTTAAACTGGTGTAAACGGCAAGATTCGACATATGAAAAGATTTCTGATACTTTTGATGCTTCTAACACATGTGGTCTTAATCTTCTCAATTTATGGATGGATTTTAGAGAGGATCCTGAAAATGGTGACATAAGAAGTGACAGGTTGCCATTCAATAGTTTTCTTATGGATAACTACTGGACTAAGCAAGATCTCAGCGATTGTGATCGTATCTGGACAAGGCGTTATATAACGGAGCGACAATTAAAGAGCTTGATTCCTGGAATAGGAAAGGATATTCCTTTATTTGGTAAAGGTTATGCTGCGAAGGATGGAAAGTTTCAATTCTTGGCGCAGAATTGGTATCAGTATCAACAAGAGATGTACGCTTATGATGAATATTGGGTTAGAGATTATAAGAAAGCTCGTAAACTTCTTGACAAATCCACAGGTGAAGTTGCCCCCTGGAATGGCACTAAAGAGCAATTCTCTCTATTACGAAGATATAACCCTAATGTTGAGCTTATTTCTGCTACTGTTCCTACTATTAAGCTTCACGTGTTGGTTAATAATCACTTGATCTATGAAGAACAATCGCCCTACTCCCTTAATCGATTTCCTTTTGTGCCGTTCATGGCCTACCACTTTCCTGAGGTGCAGAATTATGCATATCGCTATCAGGGTGTAGTAAGAAATATTAGAGATTCTCAGATCGAAGTAAATCGTCGCCGTAATCGCCTATTGGATATCTTAGATGCACAAGTGCAATCTGGGATGATGGTAAAGGAAGATGCGCTTGTCAATCCTGAAGATGCATTCTTTCAAGGTCCTGGAAAAGTCCTCTATTTCAAACAAAATGCAAACCTCCAAACTGATGTTCAACCTTTCCCTGCCCCTCCTGTTGCATCAGGATGGATGGAACTCATTCAATCCATTGAGAAAGAAATCATGGACATTGTGGGTCCGGAAGAACTCTTTGCTCAAAACATGGGTGCCAAAGACATGACTTCAGTGCTTATGAAGTTGAAGATGGGTGCAGGTTTAACAGGACTCAGAAACATTTTCGATCGATTGAACGTTTCTCAGAAAATGGTTGGCGAACTCATGGATGATATGATGGTCAATAACTTTTCTGAAGGGAAAGTTAAACGTATTCTTGGCAAACCGCCGACTCCATTATTCTTTGATACTGAATTTAGCAAATATTCGTGCTCAGTCGAAGAAGGTGAGTTAACCGCTAGCCAACGTCAATTGAAGTTCTTACAGGCGTTACAGCTCAAACAAATGATGCCAGAAACGCTCGACAACGATTACATCCTTTCGCTCAGCAATCTTCAAGACAAAAAAGCTCTTATGCAGAAAGCGCAGCAGAAACAGGAAGAAATGCAAAAGATGCAGATGCAACAAGCACAATCTCAGCTTCA